TTGCTGTACAAGGCAGATGACGTTAACGTGTTCGGTTACTACGACATAGTGTCGATAGAGCCGTACGTAGATGATAACAACTTCTACGTTGTAACTCTATCATTCATAGAGGGTAACGGAAGTATAGAGGAGGACATGGACTACATGATATCTATGATAGATATCAACACTGCTGAGGCTCAGGACCTTCAGAGTGTTACAGATATAGGATCCATCACAACAAATACAATAACTGCTGAGGCCTTTATCAAGCATGACGGGGACGGAACAAACTTACTACTTGACGATGGTACAACTATACCACTTGCAGATGTTGGTAGCCAGAGCCTTCAGGATGTAACAGACATAGGCAACACTACAGATCATACAATAATAATAGACTCCACTAACTACTACAGCTCGTTAGGTCCAGACGCAATAGGCACAGAGAACAAGGACACTGGAACTTATGCATACATAGGACAAGATGGCTTGTTAGGGTTTAGGAACGAGTTGTCACAAGACTCTCAGTTAAAGAATACAGACGTAACTAATAATGGAGTAATACTTGAGTTCCCTGATAAGGCAACAGGAAGCTATACCATAGCCACAACAGATGATGTGCCTACAACGCCAGGACTTCAACAGGTAACAGACGAAGGAGCAATTACTACTAATTCTATAACAGCAGATAAATTAATTAAGGATGGTGGAACACTTAGAGAATTTTTAATGGCTGATGGATCCGTTACTATAGGTAATGGAGGTGTATACAGTTATGAAATTCACGTTAGCCAAGTTGATGGTAACGATACAACAGGTACAGGGGCTGTACTTAATCCAGTTGCAAGTATAACAAAGGCATTGACATTAATCACAGGACAACGTAGAACAATTATTATACACCCAGGAAATTACACTGAAAGTCCATCTATAACTAGCCAATATACGGTGTTAACTACCTACCAGGCAACTGGTGGAAACACATTAATCACTGGAACAGTAACTACAAGTACTGGATGTTCTGTATCTGGGTTAAAGATGACAAACCTAACTATTAATGCACCAACAGGTACAGGAAATGTAAATATCCTTAACTGTGACATTAGTGGAACGTTGACAAGAACTAATACAGGTACTTACACACTTATACGTTTCTGTGATATTGGTGTTACAAATATTAATAGTACTTCAGGAACAGTGGCTATCTTTGGTGGTAATCCAAGTTTTATTACAGTTAATAATGCTGGGGCATCAGTACTTGTAAAAAATGCAGTCTGTATTTCTCCCGTAGTGTTAATTGGTAGTGCAACTTTTGCAGATTGTATATTAATTTCTACAGGACCTACAACAAATGCACTTACTACATCAGCTGGAACTAATATTGTTTTAGCAAATAGTCAATGTGTAATACCAACATTTCAAAATGTTGCTAGAATTTCTTTAAGTGGATTCTATTCAATACTTAACTGTGTTTACGATAAACCTAATTCAACATTAGTTGCAACATCAGAAACTGGTGGTACTACTAACTCTATTGGTTATTCTCAGTACATAAATGCCGATAAGTTTATAAAGCAAGGAGGTACTGGAACAAATATACTTCTTGATGATGGTAATACTATAGCACTATCTTCTAGCGCCACAGGTCTAACATACACTAATACAACAGGTGTCTTTAGTCTTACATCAGGATACTCAATACCAACAAATACATCTCAGACAAGCTGGAATACGGCCTACACAAGTAGGATAGCTACATTTTCGGTTACTGGAAATAGTGGTGCTGCTACATTTACTGGTAACACACTTAACATACCAGAGTACACGTTATCTGGCCTTGGAGGTGTTGGACTAGCATCTCCAAATGATTTTACAAGTTGGAATACATTTACTAATAATCAAGATGATGATGCTGTAGTAACTATAAGTAATTCATTACTAGGGGGAGGACTATCTATAAGTGCTGGTACTGGAACATCTGCTTATATAGCTTATGGAACAGCAGGAGGATCTGTAGGAATACAATTAAACGGATCATCATCTGGAAATGGAAACCCATTACTTGTTTATGACGGTTCTAATATAGTTTCTCAAATTAGTAGCTCTGGAGTTATTACGGGTTCTCAATTAAAAGTCTCTGGAGGTTTTACAACTGGATTTCTTAAGGCAAATGGGGATATAGATTCTACAACTTATTCACCTTCGCCTACAACTATAACATCATCAACTACAAACCTTATAAGTGGTAGCACACATACTCATCAAATAACAGCATCACTTGGGCTTATAGGTAACGGATCAGCACAGTATCAAGTTCCAGTTACTGGAGCAACTCCATTTACACCTACATGGACATCATCTTCAAATATATATGGTAGTGCTGGATTAAATTCGTTGTCATTTGCTGGTCAAACTGGATTTGTAAAGATGACTACTGCTAATACATTTGCATTAGACCCAATAACTAATTATGCACCTATATCCTCACCTACATTTACAGGAACTCCATCATTAACTACAACACCAACTGCTGGAGATAATACAACTAAACTTGCCTCAACTGCATTTGTAAAGACAGCTGTAGATACTGGAGTTGTATCTAATATTACTATAACTACGAGTGGAGTTGGTACTATAACAACAGAAACACTATCTACAATTGGATCGTACTCACAAAATGGTAGAAACGTGATGATAGATAATGCGGCAGTTTTTTTAAATATTGATGTTACAACAACAACTCCAGCTAATTTTATTGCAAGTTATACTAAATTAGGAATTGCAAGTATATTATTTAGAGCTGGAGCAGGTACTACATTAAATGGATTTCCTAGTGGCAATGCGTTATTTGCATTTATTGGAGCTCCTGGAAGTACTGCTTTACTAACAAGGACTGGTGATACATTTTATGTTCAAATAAATAATTTAGTATAATGAATCCAGCAGTATATTTTTTATCTACGGTACAGAAAAATCACATTCCTATTCCCATTACAATAGGAACTCAGATATGGGATTCAATAAATCTAAATACAGCATATTATACAGACGGGACTCCAATACAATTTGGTATGCTTTCTGGTCAAACGGTTGGAGGTTGGTATTGGTATAATAATGATCCATCAAAAGGACTTATATATGGTAGACTATATAATCGTTATGCAGTAGAAGGTGTAGATGGGTCTGGAATAACTAAAACTATGGCTCCTCCTGGATGGCGTATATCAACCCCAGAAGACTGGACTACTTTAAGTGATTATTTAGGAGGCGTTACAGTTGCTGGCGGTAAATTAAAACAAGCAGGTTTCTCTCTTTGGCAAGCTAATAATACAGGAGCTACAAACTCTAGTGGTTTTACAGCATTGCCAGGAGGTCGTTTTCGGAGAAGTACTGATACATATGAGCAAGTTAATTTGCAAACTAATTTTAGAACAACTAATTATCTAACTAGCCCGACATTAAGCTATAATTCAGCTGCATTAACATATTCAAGTCTTACAGATGATAATAATGGGTTTTCTGTAAGACTTATAAAGATGGTACCTACAATGACTACAACTGCTGGCACAGTTGGTTCTCCATCTTCATCAGCAATAAATAGTGGTGGTAATATATCAGATGCAAATGGTTATACTATAACTCAAAAAGGTGTATGTTGGGGAACTTCAGCTAATCCTATAAAGGGATCAGGTAATTTTACAAGTAATGGTTCTGGAATAGGTACTTTTACTAGTAATATAACTGGACTAAGCCCAAATATTACTTATTATATTAGAGTTTATGCAGTGACTCCTTTAGAAACATTTTATGCAAATGATGTTATTTTTACAACAACTGGTACATCTAGTATAACAACATCAACTGTTACACCTAAACCCGTAACTGCAATATCTGGTGGAACTATAACAAGTTCTAATACTAATACTATAGGTCAAAGCGGTATATGTTGGGCTGTATATCCTGCAACTCCAACTATTGCATTATCTACTAAGACTACTGATGGACAAACAGGAATTGCTCCTCCTGATAAAAATTGTGGGGCAGGATCTATGACTGGATTGACACAAGGTACACAATACAACGTTAGAGCCTATGTTACAACTACAGATACTACTTATGGAAATCAAGTTTCATTCGAAACTCCTACTGACGACACAAATGCAATAACAAATAGCGTTACTACTATAACTCCTATTTCAGCTACTGTAAACTATACTATAAACGCTGGAACTTATTATCCAATAATAACTCAAGGAGTATGTTGGAGTACAACTCCAAACCCTACAACTGCATTGACAACTAAAACAACAATTACTGGAGGATTAGGGGGTGATTTTAGCGCGTCATTAACTGGTTTAGGTCCGTCTAGTACATATTATATAAGAGCCTATATTACAAATACATCTGGAACTATTTATTCAACAGTAAACATTACTAGTTTTCTAACTGCATCGGCTAACATACCTCTGCATGTATTTTCTATGAGACAATATATTACAACTGATAAAGGATATGCTGTTCCATATACTGGATATGCTATGACAGTAAGAAGAGGAACTGGTGCGGCTATTGTAACTGTTAATGTAAGTTTTAATAGTTCAGGATGGGTAGGACTAGATAGTGCTATATCTCCAGTTTTAGGTAGTACTACTTCAACAACACTTGGTGGATTTGCAGGTATTGCTGGAAGTATTGGTCCTATTTATTCACCTGCTAATCAAACTATATATGTTTCAAAATGGTACGACCAGTCTGGGAATGCAAAGGATGTTGTTCAAACTTTAAACACTACTTCACAACCAACAATAATAATATCGGGGGGTTTAAATACTATAAATTCTAGACCATGTATAAAATTTGCATCTGCAAGTGGAACATACTTATCTTTTACAGATAGTAATACAATTCCATTAAATAATTTAACTTCATTTAGTGTAATTTCTAATTCTGTTTTGGCTAATCAACAGCCTTATGCACTAAATAATGGAGATACATCTGCTTATAGATATTCTCCTCTATTTATACTTACTGCTAATACTGATAATATTGCTTATGGGTCAGCTTTTGGTAATTCATATGGAACAAATGCACCACTTAATACTGTTAGACTATATAATTTAGTTACAACGTCAACTAGATTCTCAGCTTGGAGAAATACAACACCAATAACGCCGACGCCAGTTGTTAGAACTAACACAGGAAACATAGCTTATATTAGCATTGGAAGATCAGGGGGTACTACTTCAAACTATTTAACTGGCTCTATTCAGGAAATCCTATGCTTTAGTGGAGCTACCTCTAGAGAAGCAATATCAAGCGAAATAATTTCAACTTACACCATAACATGATAACAATTAACACGAAGAAAGAGATCGAGATTAGGAATGCTACCTATGAGGTAATAGATAGCAAGGTGGTAACACTGTCTGTGCAGAACATAACGCAGGACAGGAACGGAGTAACTGCCAATGGGTTCTACTACTACACCACAGATGATGGTAACATAGTAAAACTAAAGGATAACAGGACATATATGACTTGGGATGAGATACAAGAAGCTGAATTTAACAGTCTAAAACCTATGACAGATGTAAACTATAAGGAGGCTAATTTTGAAAGGCTTAGAGAGTTTGTTATATTGAAAATAACAGAGGAGTCTGGTAAAAACTTTGGTATACTAATAGAGGATTGGGATATATAAATAATCATTATCTTTGTAAAAAAAATAAATCAAATGAAAACTATCACAGAACAAGAATTAGAAGACTTAAAGAAAGTAAGCTCAGAGTTTAACAAGTTAAAGGGTCAGATCGCTGATGCTGAGATTGAGATTAAAAGAATAACTATCTATAAGGACGACGTGTTCTCCAAACTAGAGAGTGTGTCCGTAGATTTCAAAGAGCAAGAGAATAAACTTGTAGAGACATACGGAAAAGTAAATATAAACCTACAAACAGGAGAGATCACAGATGACAAAAATTAGCCTTTACCCAGAGATATCAACACCAGATGTTAATGACTTATTAATAGGAACTGATGTTGAGAATAGTAATAATGCAACCAAGAACTTTACTATTGATAGTATACTAAGCTTGGGAGTAGAGACAAACACTACTACAACTGCTCTGTCTCTATCTGCATTAAATATTGCGTATCCAGATGCTATTGCTGGATTTAAGGTTCAGTGCATATCTATAACCGCTGGCAAGTTGATATACGAGAAGACTTCCACAGGATGGGTGTCTTATTCAGTAACCTTAGTATCTTAGATGAACGATATTAGAAAGATATCCATAGGTGCCAACTATAAGAGTGATGCGATGCACTACATAGTTGGCCAGGAGGTTCTTGATAAGACCTACGTCATACACCTCATTCAGTACGACGACAACAAGGAGTCTATAAAGATATGGATCGAGAAGAATAACGAGGTCTTTTGCTGGAAGGAGTTCAACTCTAATATGCCAGTGTCACTAGAGTACAATATAAATTTCTGATGAGATCCCCAGACATGTTTATCGTCCGACCATTAGATGGTAGGCGGTATGATAATATAAAGGATATTGGTGGAGTTGACTTCATAACTAGCACCTCAAAGGAGGACCACACAGTGTCTAATAGGTTTGCAGAAGTCATAAGTCTACCTATAAACTATGACGGACCAGTAAGGGTTAAAGATATACTTCTAGTCCACCACAACGTGTTCAAGGTATACTACGACATGAAGGGTGTTGAAAAAAGTGGGGCCAGTTTCTTTAAGGACGACATGTTCTTTATAGATGACGAGCAGTACTTCATGTACAAGCAGGATGGCAAGTGGAACACGCACTCTAAGTACTGCTTTGTAAAGCCAGTACTAAAAAAGAACTCATTAATAGACAAGAACAGCAAGGAGGAGCCATTGATGGGTACTATACGCTATATAAATCAAAAGTTGCTAGACTACGGTCTAAGCATTGGAGATGAGATCTCGTTTGAGCCAGACAGCGAGTACCCATTCTATGTGGATGGAGAGAAGCTGTACAGGATGCTAACAAATAACATTACAATCAAATGGACCACGACGCAATAAAGCAGAAGATCATAGCAGCTGGATACAAGGCAGTTAACGAACTTATAAAGGTTGCAGAGGACGAGATTATAACGGGACTAGATACAGACCTGTCTGCAGATAAACTAAAGAATGCTGCAGCTACAAAACGCTTGGCTATAGAGGATGCCTTCCAGATACTAAATAGGATTGAACTAGAACAGGACAAGTTAAAAGAAGAGGTTACTATATCAGAACCTAAAATACAGGGCTTTGCAGAAAAAAGATCAAAATAACTTATACACTAGGCTTAGCGAGTTCCTTCCTGCTAACACCATACACATGAAGAACAAGGCCAAGTCTTGGGCCTATGGTTATGACGAGAAGCACGACCTGGTAGTTATATCTAAGGATGGAACCATTGGTGATATATATGAGATAAATGGTCTCAATATAGCGCTACCATCCGTCCCAAAAGATGTGTATAAAAGGGACGAGAAGAAGGAAAACCAGTACTGGGAACCAGCTGACTACCCAAGGGAGCTATCAAATATAAAGTCTATATTCCAGTGGCATACGATGTCAAAGGAGTTCAAGGCAAAGTGGGTTGACTACATAGAGGGAGAGTTTGACCGTAGAGAGAACGGATTCTTCTTCAAGAATAATGGTATAGACACGTACATAACTGGATCTCAGTATATGTACCTGCAGTGGACAAAGATTGATGTCGGGCTTCCAGACTTCAGGGAGGCTAACAGGGTGTTCTTTATATTCTGGGAGGCCTGCAAGGCTGACAACAGGTGCTTTGGAATGACATACCTAAAGATTAGACGTTCTGGATTCTCGTTCATGGGATCAAGCGAGCTGGCTAACATAGGAACACTTGCAAAGGACTCAAGACTTGGGATACTGTCAAAGACTGGTAACGATGCCAAGACGATGTTTACAGACAAGGTTGTGCCTATCGTAAACAACTACCCATTCTTCTTCAAGCCTATACAGGATGGTATGGACAAGCCTAAGACAGAGCTAGCGTTCAGGGTTCCAGCATCAAAGATCACCAAGAAGAACATGTACGAGGATGGTGACACTGAGATACAGGGTCTTGATACAACAATTGACTGGAAGAACACTGGAGATAACTCGTACGATGGTCAGAAGCTACAGCTACTGATACACGACGAGAGCGGTAAATGGCTAGCGCCAGATAACATCCTGAACAACTGGAGGGTTACCAAGACCTGTCTGCGATTAGGTAGTAGGATCATTGGTAAGTGCCTGATGGGGTCTACACCTAACGCGCTTGCAAAGGGAGGATCTAACTTCAAGAAGCTTTACGAGGACTCAAATATAAAGACAAGAAATAACAACGGACAGACTAAGTCTGGTATGTACTCACTGTATATACCGATGGAGTGGAACTTTGAGGGGTATATAGATATATACGGTATGCCAGTGTTCAGAGAGCCAGTAAAGCCAGTTCATAGTATAGACAAGTCTATGATAAAGACTGGTGCTGTTGACTACTGGGAGAACGAGGTCGAGTCACTCAAAGGAGACGCTGATGCACTTAACGAGTTCTACAGACAGTTCTCTAGGACAGAGTCTCATGCGTTTAGGGACGAGAGTAAATCATCTATATTCAACCTTACAAAGATATACCAGCAGATAGACTATAACGACTCTCTTATAAGGGACAGGGTTCTAACACGTGGATCATTCAGTTGGTATAATGGAGAGAAGGATACAAGGGTGGTATGGACTCCTGATACAAGGGGAAGATTCCTAGTATCTTGGATACCAAATAATCAGCTTCAGAATAATGTAATCAGTAAGAACGGTATGAAGCACCCTGGTAACGATCATATTGGTGCGTTCGGATGTGACCCCTATGATATATCAGGAACTGTTGGTGGTGGTGGATCTAATGGATCTCTTCACGGTCTGACTAAGTTTAACATGGACGACGCTCCTAGTAACCACTTCTTCCTTGAGTACATAGCAAGGCCACAGACTGCAGAGATATTCTTCGAGGAGGTACTTATGGCGTGTGTGTTCTACGGAATGCCGATACTTGTTGAGAATAATAAGCCAAGGCTACTGTACCACCTAAAGAATAGAGGGTACAGAGGATTTTCTATGAATAGGCCAGATAAGCACGTTACGAACCTATCTAAGACAGAGAAAGAGCTTGGAGGTATACCTAACTCGTCTGAGGATGTTAAGCAGTCTCACGCGGCTGCAATTGAGTCATACATAGAGAAGTATGTAGGCCTTGATATGGAGGGCACGTACAGGGACTCTGATGAGATGGGGGATATGTACTTTACTAGGACGATAGAGGAGTGGGCGAAGTTTGATATAAATAACAGGACAAAGTTTGATGCTGCCATTAGCTCTGGACTAGCTATAATGGCTAACCAAAAGAATGTGTACCTTACGGCAAAAAAAGAATCGAAATTAAGCATTACCTTTGCGAAATATAATAATAACGGAAGATATAGTGAAATTATAAAATAGTGGCATATTTATATAGACATATTAGATTAGATAAAAACATACCATTCTACATAGGAATAGGTGTAGATAGTAATTACTATAGAGCTAATTCTAAAAAAAGTAGAAATGATCACTGGAATAAAGTAGTTAATAAAACTGACTACGAAGTAGAGATACTATTTGAACACGAAGATTATAATTTTATAAAAGAGAAAGAAAAAGAGTTTATATCTTTGTATGGTAGAAAAGATACCAATAATGGGATGTTAGTTAATAAGACTGATGGTGGAGATGGTTGTTTAGGATTAGTTCATTCAGATGAAGCTAAATTAAAAATGAGTATTCCAAACAAAGGTAAAATAATTTCTGAAGAACAAAAAAGAAAAGTTTCTGAATTTCATAAAGGAAAAGTTGCAAGCAAGGAAACAAGATTAAAAATGTCAGAGGCTAGTAAAGGAGATAAAAATTCAAGATACGGTAAAACTATTTCTGAAGATACTCGTAATAAAATGATAAGTTCTGCAAAAAGAGGTTCTGAAAATGTTACTGCAAAACTAAATGAAGAAGATGTAATATCTATTAGGAAAATATATGAAAATAAAGAACATTCTCATTCTAAATTAGCTAAAATTTACGGAGTGTCAAAAAGTAATATATTATCTATATTAAACAGAAATACTTGGAAACATATATAAATGAAAGACGTAACAATAAACATAGCTGTTACTGCATTCCCAGATCAGTTTGCTTCTGATAAGCAAAAAGAATCTTACGAATACGGACTACAGATTGGTAACGCAATCACTTACGAGTGGTTCAGAAAGGATAATCAGAACTCAAGATTTTATAATCAATGGGGAGACTTCCATAGACTAAGACTATACGCTAGGGGTGAACAGTCCGTAGCTAAGTACAAGAATGAGATGGCCGTTGATGGAGATCTTAGCCACCTAAACTTGGACTGGACTCCAGTACCCATTATACCTAAATTTGTTGACGTTGTTGTTAATGGAATGAATGACAGGTTGTTCAAGGTTAAGGCATACGCACAGGACTCTATATCACTACAGAAGAAGACCAAGTATCAGGACATGATACAGGCAGATATGCTGTCTAAGGATATACTCACTGGAATTAAGGATAATCTAGGTGTAGACGCGTTCGATACAAATCCAGACGAGCTTCCAGAGAATGATGAGGAGCTAGCTCTTTATATGGAGCTTAAGTATAAGCCAGCTATAGAGATAGCAGAGGAAGAAGCTATCAATACAATACTAGATCAGAATAATTATAACGAGACAAGAAAGAGAATAGACTACGATATCGCTACTTTAGGAGTTGGTATTGCTAAGCATATGTTCCTTCCAGGTGCAGGAGTTAAGATTGAGTATGTTGACCCAGCAAATATAGTTCATAGCTACACAGAGGATCCTAACTTTAAGGATTGCTTCTACTGGGGAGAAATTAAGACCGTTCCTATAACGGAGCTTGTTAAGATAGATACCAGCCTTACAAATGAACAACTTGAAGAGATTTCTAAGTATAGTCAAGCATGGTATAACTATAATAATTCATCACAGTTCTATAATAATAGCCTCTTTAGTAATGACACTGCTACACTGTTATACTTTAATTATAAGACAACCAAGAAGATAGTATACAAGAAGAAGAATCTTGATAATGGAAACTTTAAAATAATAGATAAGGAAGACACGTTCAATCCTCCACAGGAGATGATGGACGATGGAAACTTTGAGAAGATTGAGAAGACTATAGATGTGTGGTACGATGGCGTAATGGTGATGGGAACAAAAATTATGCTTAAGTGGGAGTTATCACGTAACATGGTAAGACCTAAGTCTGCATCTCAGCATGCAATACCTAACTACATAGCGGTTGCACCAAGGATGTACAAGGGTGCTATAGAGTCACTTGTTAAGAGAATGATACCATTCGCTGACCTTATACAGGTTACGCACTTGAAGTTACAGCAGGTTATATCTAAGGTTGTGCCAGATGGTGTATTCATAGATGCCGATGGTATTAATGAGGTTGACCTAGGAAATGGAGGAGCATACACTCCAGAGGATGCGCTTAGACTATACTTCCAGACTGGTAGTGTTATCGGTAGAAGCTACACAGGTGATGGCGAGTTCAATAATGCAAGGGTTCCAATCCAGGAGCTAAACTCTAACAGTGGACAGGCTAAGATAGCTAGTCTTGTTGGAAGTTATAACCACTACCTAGGAATGATTAGGGACGTAACTGGTCTTAACGAGGCAAGGGATGGCTCTATGCCAGATCCAAACTCTTTAGTAGGAGTACAGAAACTAGCTGCGCTTAATTCAAACACAGCTACAAGACACATACTAGAGTCTAGCCTATACATTACAAAATCAATTTCAGAGGCAATATCTTATAGAGTTGCTGATATACTAGAGTACTCAGACTTTAAGGATGAGTTCATACTACAGATAGGTAAGTACAACGTGAGTATACTTGAGGATATCAAGGATCTTCATATATACGACTTTGGTATATTTATAGAGGTTACTCCAGACGAGGAGGAGAAGGCTCAGCTAGAGGCAAACATTCAGATGGCTCTATCACGTGACTCGATTTATCTTGAGGATGCTATAGATATCAGAGAGATGAGAAACCTTAAGCTAGCAAACCAGTATCTAAAACTTCAGAGAAAGAAGAAGGAGGATACTTTACAAAAGAATCAACAGCAACAGCAACAGATGCAAGGCCAGATTCAACAACAGTCTCAACAGGCTGCTGCTCAGAACGCTATGCAGGCTATACAGGCTGAGACACAGTCTAAGATGCAGATCAAGCAGGCAGAGGTTGGTTTTGATATTGAGAAGATGAAGCAGGAAGCTCAGCTTAAGATGGAGTTAATGAGGATGGAGTTTGATCTACAGATGCAACTTAAGGGTGTTGAAACAGATCAGATGAGTCAGAAGGATACTCTTAAAGAGAAGGCAAAAGATAAGAGAATAAGCATACAGAATACACAGCAGTCAAAGCTAATTGATCAGCGTAAGAATAACTTACCTCCAGTTAATTTTGAATCGAATGAGGATAGTTTGGACGGATTCGATATGGCTGAATTTGAACCTAGATAATTAGTAACTTTGCAAAAAATTAAATCAAATGGAAAATTTCACAGTTAGAGATGTAGGTATCTCTGAGCAAAAGTCTATCCAAGAGGTAGAACAACAGTTGTTAGATCAACATGAAGAAAAATTCAATCAAGAAGTTCAACAAGAAGAACCGTTCATTGTAAATGAACAGACTAATGAACTAAAAGATGAGGATGTACTTTCATACATTAAGAATAGATACAATAAAGAAGTAAACTCGATCGACGAGTTATTTCAAAAGAGAGAAGAAACAGAAGAGTTACCAGGTGACGTATCTGCTTACTTTAAATATAAAAAAGAGACTGGAAGAGGGATTGAAGACTTTGTTAAGTTAAACAGAGACTACAACTCCATGGATTCAGACTCATTATTGGCAGAGTACTACTCTCAGACAGATT